GAAATCCCAGGAGGGCATCCTTCTGCGCTCGAATGAAGGGAATGAAAAAGAAGCTTACCAGTAAGAAAACGTCACGGGATCCTGACAGCAGGATTAATAAATCATTAAGAGCGTGGAACTGCTAAAGATTACCGTATAAAATACTTGTAACCCGTAACTGGTAAAATGGATCTAAAAAAACTGTACGAGCGTGTCAAGCGTATGAAGGCAGATATGCTCATGGAAGAACCATGTTCACTATATGAACCAGGGTGGGAAGATGTGTCAAATAGCACAGATGATTGGGAAGACTTCTGGCATAACGAAGAATCTTCTTAACCTTTCATTTATATTTGCTACACATATCTTAAGTAAGAACTGTAACATATTGATACAATAGTTCTAAATACATAATCATAAGGAGCTTCCAATGTCAGACAAAGAACTATCCGACCTGTCAGTGAGCCGAGCGGAATGCCCAAAGTGTGGTGCTGTTTGGATTAACGGACAACACTACTGGTCTGGCACAGGTAAGAAAGGAAACGAACTTGACCTTGCTGGTCTTGTTTGCAACAAGTTAGGAAACCATCAATGTATTAATCCAAAGCGTGGTTCTGATGGTGGAGATACTTGGGCAAAGCGTCTTAAAGATTTAGAAGATAATGGTCCTGAGATGGATAAGGACATGACAGATAAATAATATTAGGTGACTATTATGTAATGGCTTCTAAAGACGAAATCTATCTTGGTAATCCGCTGCTTAAAAAAGCAGGTGTCCAACAACAGTTTACCAAGAAACAAGTCGAAGAGTATGTGAGGTGTAGGGAAGATCCCGTATACTTCACCAAGAACTACGTCAAGATTGTTAACGTTGACGAAGGTCTTGTGCCATTTAAAATGTGGGACTTTCAGGAAGATCTGATTACAAAGTTCCACAAACATAGATTCAATATTGCTAAGTTACCACGACAGACTGGAAAGTCTACAACCGTGGTATCTTATCTTTTGCATTTTGTTCTGTTTAATGACAACGTTAACGTAGGTATTCTGGCAAACAAAGCGTCTACATCGAGAGACCTGCTGGGTAGACTACAGACAGCATATGAGAACTTACCCAAGTGGTTACAGCAAGGTGTGCTTGTGTGGAACAAAGGTAGCTTAGAACTGGAGAACGGTTCTAAGATCCTTGCTGCTTCCACCTCAGCATCTGCTGTTCGAGGCATGTCATTCAACATCATCTTCTTGGACGAATTTGCTTTTGTTCCAAACCATGTTGCCGAAGACTTCTTCTCCTCTGTGTATCCTACTATTTCATCTGGTAAGACAACAAAGATTATTATTATCTCAACGCCTTACGGTATGAACCACTTCTATAAGATGTGGGTGGATGCTCAGAATGATCGTAATGAATATGTGTGGTCAGAAGTTCATTGGTCACAGGTGCCGGGAAGAGACGAGGCGTGGAAAGCACAGACTATTAAGAACACGTCTGAACGACAGTTCACTCAAGAATTTGAATGTGAGTTCTTGGGATCGGTTGACACTTTGATCGCTGCTTCTAAACTTAGAGCATTAGTTTTTGAAACACCGATTAGTCAAAATAAAGGACTAGACATTTATGAAAAACCAAACGAGAAATCTGAGTATCTTATTACTGCTGACGTTAGTAGGGGTATCGGCGGAGATTATAGTGCTTTCATTGTATTCGATATCACAACCGTTCCTTATCGGGTCGTGGCAAAGTATAGGAATAATGAGATAAAACCTATGCTATTCCCAAACATCATTAACGATGTAGCGAGGGCATATAACAATGCTTGGGTTCTATGTGAAGTTAATGATGTTGGAGACTCTGTTGCATCTATTCTAAACTTTGACCTTGAGTATCCTAACGTTCTTATGTGTGCCATGAGAGGACGAGCAGGACAGATTGTAGGTCAGGGATTCTCTGGCAACAAAACCCAGCTGGGTGTCAAGATGAGTATTACTGTGAAGAAGGTTGGTTGTGCTAACCTGAAGCAGATTGTAGAGGATGATAAGTTATTGTTCCGAGACTATGAGATCATCAACGAACTAACTACATTTATTCAGAAGAAACAATCCTTTGAAGCAGATGAAGGATTCCACGATGACCTTGTAATGTGTATGGTTATCTTTGCTTGGTTAGTTCAACAGGATTACTTTAAAGAGATGACTGACAATGATGTTCGTCAACGTATCTACGACGAGCAGAAGAATCAGATTGAGCAAGACATGGCACCATTTGGATTTATCTCTACAGGATTAGAGGGAGATGAAGGATTTGTAGCGGATGGATCTATCTGGGAATACGGACAAACACAGGAAGAAATGTCATACATGTGGGATTGGAGATAATGGATTTAGAAGATAAGTTTTCATTAGACCATTTAATTTTCCAAGAACGTGTTTGTAGAGTTTGTGGAGAAACAAAGAGTTTAATGGATGACTTCTATCTCACACGTAAAGACAGAGGAACAGTAGCAGCAGCTTACTCCTATGAATGTAAACAATGCTGTATTTACAGAGTATCCAATGCCAGAAAATCTGAGTCTGTAAGGTGGGAGTATCCAGACTGGTAGTTCACGTCATGTTTCCCCAGTCAAAACATACGAAATAATAAATATTTTCAGATTCACATGGATACCCCGAGGATTTACACATGGCAAGCCTAATCTCGCCTGGTATTTTATTAAGAGAACGTGACATTACAACGGCGACAATCGTAGGTGCTCAGGCGCTTACTGGTGCTATTGCTACTACCTTTGCTAAAGGTGAGGTAGGAGTTATCACCGAAATCGATTCACAGAGAGCACTACTAGATACATTCGGTCTTCCCGTAGAAGGAAATGCCGAAGATTGGTTAGTTGCTTCTGAGTTTTTAAACTACGGTGGAAGACTTACCGTAGTTAGAGCAGACACAGATGTTGCAACAGCTGCTACTAATGATGTTGATCAAAGCTATAAAATCAATACCCAAGCAGACTTCGTAGGTCAGACGATCTCCGAACTATTCCTTGCTAGAACTCCTGGTAAGTGGGGTAACTCCGCTCAGGTAATCGTTGCTGACCGCGGTGCTGATGTTTATGTAGAGTTTGGTTCTGCTCCACTAGATGCTGATCTAAACCCACTCGCTGCTGGCGATCGTGTTACCTTCAGCAACGGATCTTCTGGATACGTTCTAACGTATGAAGCATCCATGACCGAATGGAAAGCTGCTATCGTCCTTGACGCTGGTGCTGCTGAACCTTCGGTTGGAGATGCTCTACAGTCTGACGGTGAAGATCCTATCGATACCTTCACTACAGATGCCGTAGCCGAGGCAGGTAGAGACGTAGGTACGTTCACTGCTGTTGCTGGCGTTACCGTTACCGGAACTGGTGCTGGTGCTACTTTCGATGTAGAAGTTGCTGGTTCTGGTACTCTAACAGCTGGACAAGCAGTTTCTGCTGCTGTCGGTACTGCTGTTGGAACAACCGCCACATTTAATGGCGTTGCTTCTGATACAGACGCTACTTTCGATGTAGTAAGAGATGCTGGCGGAGCGATTGTTTCTGTAACTCCTGTCAACGGTGGAACCGGTATTTCTTCTGGCGATACCATCGTTATTGCCGGAACCGCTGTTGGTGGTGCTTCCCCTGCTGATGACATCACAATCACAGTTGCTGATGTTGACCTAGATGGCGGTGATGTTACCGTAACTCTTAATGCTGCTGGCGATGATTACTCCGATGGAGATACACTAACCTTAGCCGTTGCTGGTGGTACTGACATTACCGTTACAGTTACCGCAACTGCTGGCGATACACCATTAACTGCTGTATATGACTGGTGGACTAACACTGAAGTTTCGATCGGCACTGCTGGCAACAAACTCAACCTCAATGCTCTTGGTATTCGCCCAGGCACTTCTGCTTTCGCTTCCGATAGAGGTCTTCTCTATGATGAAGTTAGTATTGCTGTTGTTGATGTTGACGGTAGAATCTCCGGTACAGTTAACAATGTTGTTCAAACATTCACATCGCTATCGAAACTAGTTGATGGTCGTTCTGCTGAGAACGGTGCCGTTTACTACAAGGACATCATCAATGATGAGTCCCAGTATATCTACGCTGGAGCATCTGATGTTACTACTGTCATTGATGACGGAGTTGATAGTGACTACGTTGCTTGGGGTTCGGATTCCGTAGCTCTACAGGATGCTATCGCTGCTGGTGGATCAGCAGATAAGTTTGCTGTTCTAGGTGTATACACCAAGCAGCTTAAGTTTGGTGCTGATGATTATGCTTACACTGCTGGTGAGATTACCGATGCTTATGATGTATTCGCTACAGCTGACCAGACCGAACTAGACTTCATCCTCATGGGTGGATCTATTAACTGGGACGCCGATCCAGAAACTGCTACTAAGTTAAAGGCATCTAAGGTAGTTGGCATTGCTGACTCCAGAAAGGATTGCATCGCTTTCGTTTCTCCTTTCAAAGGTAATCAGATCGGAACCGGTGGTGTTTCTCTAAACGCTGCTACTCAGAAAGCGAACACGATTAACTTCTTCCGTTCGCTACCTTCCACATCATATGCTGTATTCGACTCTGGATACAAGCAAGTTTATGATAGATTCAACGACAGATTCCGTTTCATTCCATGTAACGGTGACGTTGCTGGTCTCTGTGTTAATACCTCTCAGGTTCTTGCTGACTGGTATTCTCCTGCTGGTGTTGCCAGAGGAGCACTAAGAAATGCTATTAAACTAGCATACACTCCTTCTCAGGCTGATAGAGACGATCTCTACACCAACAGAATCAACCCAATCACCGTTCTCCCCGGAACTGGTGTTACTCTCTTCGGAGACAAAACTGCTTTAGCATCCACAAGTGCCTTTGATAGAATCAACGTCCGTAGACTCTTCCTCAACCTTGAGAAGAGAGTTGAAAGACTTGCTTCTGGAGTTCTCTTCGAACAGAACGATGTTCTAACTAGAAGTAGCTTCGCTAGTGCTGTAAACTCCTATCTTGCTGAAGTTCAGGCAAGAAGAGGCGTTACAGATTTCCTTGTTGTTTGTGATGAAACTAATAACACACCTGATGTTATCGATAGAAACGAGTTCGTTGCCGAGATCTTCGTCAAGGCAGCACGTTCTATTAACTTCGTAAACGTTACCTTCACTGCTACTAAGACAGGCGTTGCCTTCTCGGAAGTAGTAGGTAGAGGCTGATCCTAATCTAAACACAAACGTACAAGAGGTTTAAAGAAAAATGGCAACTAAGATTAGTAATTTCATTAGTGATATCGCCCAAGGTGTAAAGCCAAATATGTTCTCGGTGGAAATCCCTTTCCCCGAGAGCATCGGCACACCAGATATCAACACCAACTTACTCTGTAAGTCTGCTGCCCTCACTGCTGCTCAGATGGGCGTTATTGAAGTTCCTTTCCGTGGTAGAACAATCAAGATCGCTGGTGATAGAACCTTCGATTCTTGGACTGCTACATTCTTCAATGATAAGGGTATGCTAACTCGTGCTTACTTCGAGAAGTGGCTTGAGCAGATGAATACCCATGATGGTAACACTGCTCCACTATTTGTTCTTAACGAGAACGATGGTTATGCTAAGCGTATCAAGGTAACTCAGTTACAGAAAGATACCAGTGCTGACGGTACTCCACTAAGAACATACGAACTCTACTACGCTTTCCCAACTAGCGTTTCTCAGATTGATCTAGCATATGATGCTAATGATCAGATTGAAGAGTTCTCTGTTGAGTTCCAGTATGCCTGGTGGTCTGCCACATCTGCTACCGGCGGTGCTGCCGCTAACGGTCCTTCTATTGAAGACTGATAAATAGTAGAGATACAGACAACTTACAATCATCATGAGTCAACTATTTGGTTATAAAATCAATGGGAAGGAGGGACCTAAAGGACAATCCCCGGTTCCTCCTAACTCAGATGATACCGATCTAACCACTGTAGCAGGTGGTTATTTTGGTACATACGTAGATATGGAGGGGGGAGCTCGTAACGAGTATGAACTCCTCCAACGCTACCGCAATATGGCACTTCATCCAGAGTGTGATTCGGCGGTAGATGAAATCGTAAATGAGTTTGTTGTCAGTGATGCTAGTGATTCTCCAGTAGAAGTTGATCTAACTAATCTGGACATCAGTGATAGCATCAAATCTAAAATCCGTAAAGAGTTTAACTACATCAAACGTTTATTAAACTTTGATAAGAGTGCTCATCAGATTATTAGAAGTTGGTATATCGACGGTAAAACATTTTACCATAAAGTTATTGATTTGGATAATCCCAAAAAAGGTATTCAAGAACTTAGATATATTGATCCCCTCAAGTTAAAAAAGATTCGTCATAAAATCACTAAAGATACTGACACCCAGATTCAACAAAAGGGATCAGCACTACAGTATGACTGGGGTGATTACATAGAGTATTACATCTATAATCCAAAAGGTTTTGCTAAGAGTGGTCCTGGTGTCCAGGGAGCAATGGAGTTCTCCCAGAATCAAGGTATTAAAATCTCTGCCGAGTCTATCGCTACATGTGATTCGGGTCTAAAAGATCTCAACAAAAAGATGACGTTGAGTTTCTTACATAAAGCAATCAAGTCTCTCAATCAACTCCGTATGATTGAAGACTCTCTTGTCATCTACAGACTTTCCCGTGCCCCAGAACGTAGAATCTTCTACATTGATGTGGGCAACTTACCTAAGGTAAAAGCAGAGCAATATCTCCGTGATGTTATGGCTCGCTATCGTAACAAACTAGTTTACGATTCTACTACAGGAGAGATTCGTGATGACAAAAAGCATATGAGTATGCTTGAGGATTTCTGGTTACCTCGTAGAGAAGGTGGTAGGGGAACAGAAATCTCTACTCTTCCCGGTGGTCAAAATCTCGGAGAACTTAAGGACGTTGAGTATTTCAGAAAGAAACTATACAACTCCTTAAACCTTCCACCTTCACGTCTTACAGATGATAACAAAGGTTTTAATCTTGGTAAGACTACTGAAGTTTTAAGAGACGAACTTAAGTTCACTAAGTTTATCGGCAGACTCCGCAAGCGTTTTTCTGCTTTGTTCCACGATATCCTTAGAGATCAACTAGTCCTCAAAGGTATCATCACCCCAGAAGATTGGGATGATATGGAGGAGCACATCCAGTATGACTACCTCTTTGATAATCATTTCAACGAACTAAAAGAGTTAGAGATGATGACCCAAAGGATTGGTATTGTTACTCAAATGGATCCTTTTGTCGGTAAATATTTCTCTAGCGAGTATATCCGTAAACAGATTCTTAATCAAACCGATCAAGAATACAAAGATATGGATAAGCAGATTAAGAAAGATATCAAGAATGGTGTTGCTCTTGATCCTGCCATGATGAATCAGTTCGATGCTATGGAAAGAGAGAACACTGCTTTCCAACCAGAGATTGATTCTATGGAAGCAGATGCTGCTAACGAAAGAGAAATAGAGAAGATGAAGGCAGCACCTAAACCACCTGCCGCGTCTTCAAAACCAAAGAGTGATAAATAATTAACACATTCGTTTTACTTATAATGGAAGATAATACTATCGAAGTGATTAATCATATTCAGAATAAGAATAGAGCTGCTGCTTTAGATCTCGTTTCTGACATGATGGATGCTGCTGCTTCTGAAGCAATCGATGCTTACAAAAAGGTTGTAGCTAATAGTTACTTTGACGAACCTGTAGAAACTCTAGAAACAGAACAATGAAACTTATCACAGAAAATATTGAAGAGGTAGTTACAATCGAGGAAGAAACTGAAGAAGGTGAAAAGAGTCTTTTTATCGAAGGAATCTTTTTACAGTCTGAAGTTAAAAACCGTAACGGACGTATCTATCCCTTTGAAGTTCTCAACCGTGAGGTCGAGAGATATGTCGAGGAGTATGTAAAATCCGGACGTGCTCTAGGAGAACTTGGACATCCCGATGGTCCTACTGTAAATCTAGATAGAGTTTCACATCTCATTACATCTCTTAAAGCAGAAGGTAATGATTTTATCGGGAAAGCAAAGATTCTCACCTTGCAACCTCACGGACAAATGGTTGAGAATCTATTAAAGCAAGGAGTAAAACTTGGTGTTTCCTCCAGAGGCATGGGAAGTTTAGACAAGCGCGAAGACGCTAACTATGTTTGTGACGATTTCATGCTTGCTACTGCTGCTGATATTGTAGCAGATCCTTCCGCTCCTAGTGCTTTTGTAAATGGCATCATGGAAGGGAAGGAATGGGTCTGGGAAAATGGAGCTCTAAAGGAGAGTGACATTGATAAATACCAGAGATACATTGCTAACGCGCCTAGTAGGCAGCAGTTAGAAGAAAGAACTCTAGAGGCATTTAATGCTCTCATGGGTAGACTTTCTAAATAATCTTTTTGATAAATACTTCATAAGAATAACTTTGTTTTTACAGCTAGAGGAACACTCAAATGTCAGATATGTTAAAAGAAAAGTTTGGGGAGCTTGTTAAGGAACAAGGTATTACTCTCACCGAGGGTGATCCTATGCCAACAGTTACAGCTTCTGTAATCCCCGGAACTGGTTCGGAACCTTCCAAGATTTCGGATGCCCAAACTGCTAAAGCAGGTGGTGCTGATGGTATGCAATCCGTCCCAACTTCTGTTGCTCATGGTGGTCAGTCCGTTACTGATCTTGGCGGAACTTCCACCACTCCTAATGAGCATGACGATGATGGTGAAGAGAACCCTGGTGCTAAAGCTGCCGCTCCTGTTACTCCCATTTCGGGCGATCCCCAACAAGCAACTACAAAAGATCCAGGCACTCCAAGAGCATCTATTGGCGCTGAAGTTGCTTACGGAACCAAGACCGGTCCTGCTGTAACATATCCCATCAAGCCCGCTTTCGAGCAACTTGATGTATCTTCTGACATCGCTGCCCTCATTGAAGGCACTGAGTTGTCTGAAGGTTTTGCTGCTAAGGCGACAACAATCTTCGAAGCTGCTGTAAAAGTAAGACTAGAAGAAGAGTGGGCAAAACTAGAAGAAGCACACGCTAAAGCACTTGTAGAAAAAGTTGCTGAAGTAAAAGCAGAACTTCAAGAAGAAGTAAAGGGCACCGTTAACTACGCTGTCCAACAATGGATTGAAGAGAATCAGATTGCTGTAGATCGTGGTGTAAGAAACGAAATCACCACTGATTTTATTGCTGGTCTCAGAAACCTCTTCCAAGAGCACTACATCAATATCCCCGAAGATAAAGAGGATATCGTAGAAGAACTCGCTGAAACAAATCGTGAAATGGAAACCCGTCTCAATGAACAGATTGAGCGTAATGTGAAAACAGTCACCGAGAAAAACGAACTCCACAGAGAACTTGCTTTGCTCAAGTTATCTGAAGGACTCGCTGATACTCAAAAAGACAAACTCGCTTCCCTAGCACAGGGTGTAACTTTCGAGTCTGTTGAAAAGTATACCGAAGCAGTTAAGACTCTCCGTGAGTCGTATTTCCCTGCTCAAGGTGCTCCTCAGATTAGAGAAGAAACAAGCGAGGACGCTGCCGAACAGTTTGTGCCTAGCACCAACCCAATCATGGATGCTTACGTAAGAGGCATTTCCAAGTTCGGTAAGTGATTTATTATACTAAATAATCGTATACCAATAACAAAAACTTAGAGGTTAAAAATGTTCAACGCAACCCAACTTCAGGAGAAGTGGGCACCCGTCTTGAATCATTCTGATGCTCCTAGCATTAAGGATAACTACAAGAAGGCTGTTACCGCTGTCATCCTAGAAAACCAAGAGAGAGCAATGAGAGGCGCTGGTAGTGCCACCATGCTTTCTGAGGCTCCCAACAACGTCGGTGGTCTAGCTACCAGTGGTGTTGGTGGTGCTGATCTATCCGGCATTGAAGCTCCTGGTATTCAGTCTGGTGGACTTGCTGGTTTCGATCCTATCATGATCAGCCTTGTCCGTCGTGCTATGCCTAACCTAATGGCATATGACATCTGTGGCGTTCAGCCCATGAGCGGTCCTACTGGACTAATCTTCGCCATGAAGTCTCACTATCAAAATCAAGGCTCTCCTTCGGAGCTACGTGGTGGTCCTGAGGCTCTCGGACTTACTGAAGCAGACACCAACTTCTCTGCTACACCTAATCTTACTGACTCTACCAGCGATGGTTTCCCTGACTACACTCAGGCTGCTGATGGTAACAACCCACTAGGCGATGCTTACAGTGGTGCTGGCACCGATCCTACTAACTCCGGTGCTGCTGCTGGTCCTTTTGATGGAACCTACGGACCTGGCAGTCGTGGCATCGAGAGAGATCTTGCCCAGACTCTAGGCGAAGCCGACAACCTCTTCAACGAGATGAGCTTCAGCATCGAGAAGACTGCTGTTACCGCCAGAACCAGAGCACTCCGTTCCGAGTACACCTTGGAACTCGCTCAGGACCTCAAGGCAGTTCATGGTCTTGATGCTGAGCAAGAACTCGCCAACATCCTTTCGAGCGAGATCCTTGCTGAAATCAACCGTGAGGTTGTTCGTAGAGTATACACCGTTGCTGAGCGTGGTGCTCAGAACAACACCGCTACCGCTGGTGTATTTGACCTTGACGTTGACTCCAACGGTCGTTGGTCGGTTGAGAAGTTCAAAGGACTTCTATTCCAGATCGAGCGTGACGCTAACGCTATCGCCCAGAGAACTCGTAGAGGCAAGGGTAACTTCCTCATCTGTTCTGCTGACGTTGCTTCTGCTCTCGCCATGGCTGGTGTACTTGACTACTCCTCCGGTCTAACCGGTTCTGGTGGTCCTTCCATCGGTGAAGTCGATGACACTGGTAACCTCGCTGTTGGTACTATCAACGGTCGTATTAAGGTCTTCGTTGATCCTTACTCCGCTAACCTAAGCGAGAACCACTACTACTGTATGGGTTATAAGGGTTCCAGCCCCTATGATGCTGGTCTCTTCTACTGCCCATACGTTCCCCTCCAGATGCTCAGATCTATTGATCCTGACACCTTCCAGCCTAAGATTGGCTTCAAGACTCGTTACGGTATGGTATCCAACCCATTCGTTCGTGTTACTGCCGATCCTAACGCTGCTCCTGACGGTGAAGCTCTTACTGCTGGTGTTAACCAGTATTACAGAAAGGTTCGTGTAACCAACCTCATGTGATCACTGTTCACGCCAAGACCCCTTCGGGGGTCTTTTTTTATGCAGATAAATAATAGTAGCTTGGGAAGTTGACATGCCTGCTGAATGGGTTGGTAATCAGTTAGAAAACAGAAACTATCTATCCCCTATTGGATTCCAGTTGCAACTGGATATTTTTAAAGGGGTAGATTTTATGTGTCAACGTGCCAACCTACCAGACATTCAAATGCCTGTAACTGAAGTACCAACTAGGTTCAGAACATACCCAGTAGTTCCCGGAGGTGGAGTTACATATGGTGACCTTGTAGTTACCTTTATCATTGACGAAGAGTTGATCAACTATAAGTCTGTTCACGATTGGATTCGTGATAATGGCAATGCTGATCAGATGGAAACAACAGAAGATTATCCTCGATATTCTAACGGACAGTTACTCATTTTATCTTCTAACTTTAATGCTAACCATATTATTGATTATGTAAGTTTATTTCCTTACTCGTTAAGTCCTATTGCTTTTGATGCTAGTGACAGCGGAGGAGAATACTTTACTGCTAATGTAGCATTTAAGTTCCAAAACTATAGTATTAGAAACACATCATTTGAAACATGAATTTTGACAAACTTCGTTCATTATTTGATCACATTAAAACAGAATGGAAGGAAGATTCAAAAGTAGATTTTCAGTTTAAAAATAAAGAATATACAGAAGACCTAGGAAACCTAGCATTAAACATTCCTTATCTTCACAACAAATATTTAAATCACTATTCGGATTTGTCCGAACACAAAATGTCTCTTGAGTTAGAACTCAGGTTTGTTCTTAAAAAGAAAAGAGAATACTATAGCGGAGAAGGAAACGCCAAAGAATATGCCGAACCGGATGCTTTCCGTGGAAGCATTAAGACAGCAGAAAAAATGAAAACATATCTGGAGGCGGATGAAGATATAATCGCTCTAGAAGCAAAGATCAAATACATAGAGGTTGTTTTAAACTACCTCGATAACGTAATGAAACAAATCACCAATAGAGGATTTCAAATCAAATCTGCTATTGATTGGGAAAAGTTTGTGAATGGAGTATCGTAATGGACAGATTAGTTGTACAGAAAAAGAACGAGGTTTTCCTGACTATTCAGGCAGAACCACATGTTCATTTGGAGTTATCCGATTACTTTACGTTTGAAGTTCCAGAAGCAAAGTTTCTTAAAAAGAATCCACGTTACAGACATTGGGATGGAACCATCAGACTATATTCTCCTGCTTCTGGACAACTGTATGTTGGGTTGTGGAACCAACTAAAAGAGTGGGCAGAGAACAAAAACAATCGTATAGAGATTGTTGATAACAAATGGTACGGAAGACCAGATGACACTAACGATTTTGTATCACCACAAGGAGTAAAAGATTTTGTAGATAAGATTTCTAATATTTCAGCTAGAGATTATCAATATTTTACTGTATACAAAGCACTGAAATATAACCGTGGATTGTTTTTGTCTCCCACTGGATCTGGCAAGTCTTTAATGATCTATTCCTTGGTAAGGTATTACCACATTCAAAATAAAAAAACTCTTATTATTGTACCAACTACATCACTGGTAGAACAGATTGTAAAAGACTTTGAAGATTATGGATGGGATACAGATGACATTCATAAAATCTATGGCGGTCAAGACAAGAACACAAACAAACCAGTTATTGTTTCTACGTGGCAGTCTATCTACAAGTTTCCAAAGAGATGGTTTGATGACATTGACTGTGTGATTGGTGATGAAGCACATCTATTTAAATCTAAATCACTCACCAATATTATGGAGAAGTGCCACAATGCTGTGTATAGATTTGGTTTTACCGGAACTCTAGATGGAACCAAAACACACAAGTGGACACTAGAAGGATTGTTTGGTGCTTGTGAAAAAGTAACTAAGACTGATGACTTAATCAAGAAAGGTTATCTATCTAATCTACGTATCAAAGTGATGTTGTGTAAACACAATCACGTACACTTCGAAGACTACCACGAAGAGATGGAGTACATTGTTACTCACCAAAGAAGAAATAATCTGATCAACAATCTAGTTAAAGATTTGAGTGGCAACACTCTTGTGTTGTTTAACTTTGTCGAGAAGCATGGTGAACCACTATACGATTTAATAAATAATACTATAGGAAAGGACCGAAAAGTATTTTTTGTTAGCGGTTCTACTGATATTGAAGATAGAGAAACTGTACGTCAGTTAACTGAACGGGAAAATAATGCTGTTATTGTTGCTTCATACGGAACTTTCTCTACCGGTATTAACATTAAACGTCTTCACAATATTGTATTTGCTTCTCCCAGTAAGTCAAGGATTAGAAACTTACAGTCAATCGGTCGTGTACTGAGAAAAGGAGAAGGTAAAGATATGGCTACTCTTTATGATATTGCTGATGATATCTCTTCTGACAATAGAAAAAACTACACGTTGCTACATTTAAAAAAACGAATCGAAATCTATAAAGAAGAGAACTTTAAATACGAAGTAATCAAAATAGATTTAAGGTAATGGAAGAAGAATTCTACTCAACCTTAAAACTGGCATCGGGTGAAGAAATAGTCGCTAAAGTTTGTTATCTTCCGGATGAAGATTCTCTTTTAGTGGCTAACCCCATGTTAGTTGAAAAGGTAACTAAAAGAAAAAAAGGAAAAGATGTGTCTGGGTTTGTTCTCAAGGAATGGATTCATTCAACTTATGATGATATGTTTGTTATCAAAATGGAACATATTGTTACCATGACAGAGCTAGATAAAAACATTGAAGA